TCATCAGCTGAAGTAATAGCATCTTCTTTGGTATTTAGTCTTCTCCAAATTTTATCCCAATCTATCATCTTCATAGGATAAGGACATGCAATAACATCTTGATCTGCATCTAACATTTTTTCAATAGTAGAAAATTGAAAGTCAATATCTGAGTCTATAAATAATAAATGAGTGTAATTATCTTCATGATTTAACATTTCAGATACACATAGATTTCTACCTTGTGTAACTAATGATGATTTTAATAATGTAAAACTAACTTGTATTTTTTTTTGAATACATTCTTGTTGAAATTTTAAAACTGATTGAGTGTAATGCATAGATGTATCACTATGACAAGGTGTACACACCATTATTTTATGTGGAGAAACATTGCCTACATGTATTTCTGTTACTTCCTCTTCTGGTTTATTAAACCAGATAGGTTTATTAGGATTTTGCACCAATGGCTCCTTTTAAAAATCTTTCCCATGCAGATGCTTGCTTATTCCAACTGTAATAAACATGAGCATAATGAGATTGCGATTCCATATGATTATGTATATGTGGGTTATGTAAAGTTTTCGCTGCAGCTTCTATTCCATAGCCAAATTTTTCTGCTAGCCTTCTGTGATTATCATCATACACAATATACATTGGAAACTCCGCACCTGTTTCAAACAAAGCACCTAAATTTGTTGTAATACAATACAAACCACCAGCCATAGCTTCTAATAAAGATATACAAGATGTCTCTTCAAAAATACTAGGGTAGACATACATATTATATTTATGCATATTATCTTTGATATAACTATTAGGCCTGTAACCTAAATAATTTACATTAGGTAATTGTTTTGCTTGTTCATAAAGCTCTGTGTAGTTATGATCATTCTGATCAAAGAATTGTTTTCCATATACTTCTGTAGAAGAATAAACATCTAAACTAATCAAAGGATTTTTTACCAACTGCATTGCACCTAATAATACAGATAGACCTCTCCAAGGTGTGTTTTGGTGAATAATTTTTATAGGTTGACCTTCTTTATAAGGTGCAGCTTTTGGTATTGTGTCTATACCATTTTTAATAACTACACATTTTTCTAGTGGTAATCCAAACATCATTCTAAATTTTTCAAAACTCCAATGTGAATTAAATACATACCAATCATATTTATGATGGTTGTTTTTGTTTTTAAACCATGGTGCAAGATTAGGTTGATCATATGAATTTTTTTGCCAAAGTATATTTACTTTAGTAGGATGTAACGGAATTTTTTCAGGCACAGATGTTGTAATCTGAACTTGATCTAATAATTCTTTGTCAACGTATTTTTCTAAATAACTAAATTGTAACTCTGTTCCACCTTTAGGTAGTTGGTTTCTTATTATCATTCATTGCTTTCTGTAAGAGGTTTAATCCTTTCGGTGACACTACTACTGTAAGATCTTGTGCAATATGTTCTGCTACTGTTTCAGTATTAGGGTCAGCTATATCAGCTTCTTTCTCGGTTTCGTCTTTATATACTTTATTCGTTCTAGTATTTCTTAGAACTACTGTTGTTGTACAATCAATTTTTAATATATTATCCATTCTGTTGTGACCTATCTATTAAAGCATAACCAACTACTACTTCAAGTTTATTAGCGGTTTCTGCTTGAACTTTTATAGCATCTCCTGCTTCTAAATTCAACCCCTGTTCAGTGGCATTTACTGTACTTGTAGCAGGTATATCTTTTCTAAAAAACTCTATATCTGTAGTGGCAGAAGAATCTCTTAAATCACAATTAGCTAACACAGCTCCTGTACTATTATTGGATATGTATACAGATTTTATAATAGCAATAGCTGAAGTAGTTATAGTTAAAACAGTTGTCATAGCTGTATCACTTAGTATTTTACTAGCGTTTTTATATTGTATTGTCATGATAGAAAATAATTATATGTATCTTGTTCTTCTTTTAATTCATTTTGAAAGGCAAAATTTAATTCATTTTTAATAGTGTCTATTGATAGAAGAATCTGTCTTTGATTATCAACTTCATATTGCTCTTTAGGTTCCGGTATGTATGCAGTTATCTTAGCCATTACGAAAACATTGTACCAGATGAAAGCATAGCTTCATTTTTCTTTTCTTCTAATTCTTGTAATCTTTGATTTTGTTCTTCACTATTCATACCCAATTCTTTACCAGTTTTTAAAGTGTTGTATTCTCTATTTTCAAAATTAGATAATTTTGCCATTAGGTCCTCTAAGGGGCCAACTTGGTCTTTCACTGGATCAGCTAAATTAGGAGCAAGTTCTTCTATAACTTGTGTATTAGGTTCTTGTGTATTAGGTTGTTGCATAATTGATTTAATGTAGTCAGGTATTTGTATTGTATCTATTCCTTGAGGAGGCATTTTAGTGTTTAAATTTTCAAATTGTAATTCAGGTAGATTATTAAAATCAAGAAATTGTTGTGCATCTTGCTCTGCAGTATTGGGAACAATTCCCATTTGAGATCTTAAAGCAGCAAGTCTTTCATCTAAATCAGTATTACTATAATCTCCATCTTTGTATTTTGTATCTAAAGTATTTTGTATTGTGTTAATTCTACCAAGATTAATTCTTTGTTGTCTAGCGTTTTCATATTCTTCTTGAGTATCATAACCTGTAAAATCTTTTCTAAATTTACCAAGTGCTTTACCTATACCCTCGTTAAAACCTATACCCTCGTTAAAAAGAAAACTTGATCCAGGCACGGCAAAGCCAAATAATGTTTTAACTAAATTATTTAAACCACTACCTCTAGGGTTAGGATTGAAAGGGCTAAATTTTTCACCTGTCTGATTAGCTCTTATAAAATTATTATTATTTAAAGTTTGTATAAAATCTCTTTCTGATCCGCCATAATTAACATCGGGACCACTATCATATGAAGGTCCTCCTACACTTCCAACAGCCTTACCTGCTTCAGCACTGCCCCACTTCCACCTTGATATGTGTCTGTTACTTCTCCTCCGCCAATATAATTTATTCTCTTATCTATCGCCATTATCTTCTTCCATCTGGTTTAGCGTCAAGCCTTAATGTACCATAACGCCATGTTTCACCCACAGCATCATTTTCTATTTTGAGTGCTACTAATCTCGCTCTTGCTCGTGTATCTACCTTATCAGTTGTTGAAGTAACTGTAAAGGGTCCGAGTGAAGAACTAACTGCTGTGTTATTAGGGTAATCATTTAATAATAAAGTAATTTTAGAGTTTCCTTCTAATAATTGAAAATCAGGTATAAATCTTTTAACTGACATAATAAACTCACCATCTCCTCTAAAATCTGCAACACCTGTTGACATTCCTAAACCACTAGATCTGCTAGCTATATCATAATCTCCTGACTGAATAAAAGCATCGATAGAAGTAGTACCTGTGCTATTAACTTGATCAGTTCCTTTTTCTTGAGCATAGTAAATTGATGCTCCATAAGTTGCTGTAATTCCTTGTATTGGAAAATTAGGTAAAGCTGTTTTGTTATATTCTGTTGCATAAGGAAGTTCAAATACACCTTGATCTAAATAGCTAGTTCTAGCCAAAGAACTTGTAGTAAATAGATTCTCAGCGTAATTATAAGTTACACATCTATCTATTTGAGAAGAACCAAATTTAGGATAAAACCAATTAATTTCATTGTATAGAGTATTGTGTTCTGAATAAATAAGAGGAGCTGAAGCATAATTAATTCCAAGATGATCTCCACCTGTAGTAAACACAAAGTCTTCAACTAAACATGGTAAATATTTTACTGTACCGTCAAATTTAAAAAAGCCACCCTCACTAGACATCCAGTATACTTCACCATTAGAATAACTTAATGCATTCTGTCCAATACACCCACAGTTAGTTCCAACTTGTCTTACAGAAAAAGTAAATGGTGGTCCTACATACTGAATTACATAAGCAGCTAGATCTGTTAAAACTAAAGTGTAGTCTTTACCTGATACAGCAGCTCTAATCTCATTACCTTTATCTAATAAAAAAGTACCTGCAGTATTAGTTGCAGTGGGTTGATATGAATTAAAATTTTCTTGATCACTAAATCTTATAAACATTGGGTTTTGAGTTGTAGAACTACCAACAGTTGTTTCAGTTCCAAAATGAAACACATGTCTATCTCTATCTGATACTTGTGTAAGCCTAGATTTAGTTGGAGCATTAGCCATGATAGCTGCTCTATTTGCTCTTGGTGAAGCTGCGCCGGCATTCCAAGTATATGTCTTACCATTATGAATTGTTGCAATTAATATTTGACCAAAGTTATCAAGGCTCCAGAGGCCTGCATCTAAAGTCACACCACTAGTTGCACTAGCAGTTCCCCATGTACTTGATCCCCATGTAGATGTTCCCCAACCTAAGCCAGCTGTTTGAAAAGTTGGACCAACAATTTCATAAGGATTAACTGTGGCTGATCCAGTGGCAGTGCTGGCACCTGCTGAGTTTGTTGGCATTGTAATTTGAAAAGTATTGGCTGTTTTGTTTAATACTTCAAAAGTATTATCTGTAAAATCTGCTATTGCATAACCTGAACTTGTTGGAACTGTTACCGCAGTGAAAGTTATATATCTTCCATCTAGTAATCCATGACCCGTTTTATTAACTGTTACTGTAGGAGATCCAGATGTAACAGTGAAAGTACAACCGGTAATAACATCATCATCTAAAGGACTAATGTCAAAAAATTCTTCGTTATAATATAAAAATAAACCTTGAGAAGTTCCAATAGCTGCATATTTTTCTCCAGCTATAGAAGTAAAATCATGTTGTGCTCTTGCTACTCCAGGTAAAGTATTATTAGCTGTGGTTATCTGTTCCCAGCCACCTATTTTTTCTGGTAGTCCGTAT